AAGCAGAGGCGGAAGCTAAAGCCAAGGCTAAAGCAGAGGCAGAGGCCGCAGCCAAAGCAGAGGCGGAAGCTAAAGCCAAGGCTAAGTAATATCTCCAAAATTTGTCCGAACAGAGGTAATATTGATCCATGGCTCTAATCATTGAAGACGGCACAGGCAGCGATCCTAACGCTAACAGCTATAGCGATGTGGAATCACTGCGCACCTATGCCAAATTGCGCGGCGTTGATCTGAGCAGTCTTGGCGACAGCGACTGCGAAACGCTATTGATTAAGGCCATGGATTATCTTGAATCCAAGCGGGATAAATATAAGGGGTATAAGACCAGTTCGTCACAGCCATTGCAGTGGCCCCGCTCGGAAGTGTGGATAGATAATGCTCTCCTTGGCAGCAATGAAATGCCACGCGAGCTGGAATATGCGCAATTATCACTGGCTATTGAGGCCAAAGATAACGACCTGCAAAAGAACAAGTTGCCGACCGATACCGGGCCGGTGATTCGCAAGAAAGTAGAGGGTGCGGTTGAAGTAGAGTATGCCAACCCAGGCACCGTTCAGCATGTCTCCGCCTTTGCAAAACCTGAAGCGTTACTCGCTCCGCTTTACAAAAATAACGGGCTTTTCGCGATAAGAACATGACCTTTTATGAAGAAATGGCCGCTACAGCTTCTGAGTTGTTGGCGGAATTCGGCGCGCCTGTCGTTCTTGAACGTGTGGATAGTGATGGTGTTTTTGATCCTGTTGCCGGCACTGACTCGTCAACGACTAAAACACTCAACACGACCGGATTAAGTCAACGCGTGACCAAACGCTGGCGCGACGAGTTAGGCCCCGGGGTGGAAAACGGGGATAGTATTTTGGTGCTGGATCCTGGCGTAAAGCCTGAGATCGGTGACAAAGCAACGATTGGCGCCCTGTCAATGGCCGTGGTTCAGGTGGTCGAAGTGAGTCCGGCCGGAATACCTCTCATTTATTTTGCGCAGGTCAGGCAATGAGCTTCGGCAGCGATCTGCGGCGATTCAAGCAGCATGCGTCGAAGGCTGCGGATGACACGAGGCGCGCCATTGTGGTCGAGCTGTTTAATTCCGTCATCTTGGATACGCCCGTTGATACTGGCCGTGCGCGGGGAAACTGGCAGACATCTATCAATAATCCTGAATTAACGGTCACTGAACGGTTGGATCCAAGCGGGTCACACGCAATGCAGGGTGTGCAGAACAATTTGGGCTCTGGCGATGATTCTGTTTATCTCACGAACAATCTGCCTTATGCAATTCCGCTGGAATTTGGTTCGTCCACACAATCTCCGACCGGCATGGTGCGCAAGAACGTGGCCAGAATACGGCGCATCATCGATAAGGCTATCCGCGAAAACAAAATATGAGTTTAACGAATATCAAAGGAGCCTTGGTAAGCGCTTACGTTGCCGGGGCTTTCGGGCTGCCTACGGCCCATGAAAACAAGATATTTAAACCGGTCACGGGAACGCCTTGGGCGTCTCTTTTCGTTGTGCCCAACCAGCCTTCCGTTGGCACTCTTGGCGATGCTGGCGAAGACAATCATGACGGCTTTTTGCAGATCGACCTGAACTATCCTCTGAATAAAGGCGATGGTGAAGCGCTCAGCAAGTCTGACGAAATGAGAGATTACTTCAAAGCAGGGTCTAGGCACGTCCATAGCGGCCAGGTGGTCACCGTGACGAACTGTGGGCGCTCAATAGGCCGTCAGGTTGACGGCTGGTATCGAATCACATTAACAATCAACTGGTACGCGCGTACAGCGCGATAGGAGCAAGAAATGAGTGACGGCTCAAGACACAGCATGGCCTACATTGCTGAATCAACTTACGGCGTTACACCGGCAACACCGGTATTTAAGCCTATTCGGCACACAGGCACTACTCTCTCCCTTAGCAAAAACACGACGCAATCAGAAGAAATCCGCAATGATCGTCAGATAGCCGACTTTCGGCACGGTGCTTTTCAGACGGGCGGTGATATCAATATTGAGCTATCTTACGGCTCTTTCGATGACATTTTGGAGGCGGTACTTTGCGGAACCTGGGCAACTGATACGCCAATATCAGGGACAGATCAGTTAAAAGCAGGGGTCGTTCGGCGGTCATTTACCATTGAGCGGCTGTTTGCGGATTTGCTAACGGCACAAAAGCCCTACCACCGATTTACTGGCTGTGAGTTTAATTCGCTACAGCTGCAAATCACAGCGGATGCCATGATTACCGGCACGGTTTCCGTTGTAGGCAAGGGGATGGCGACCGATACGGTCATCATTACCGGCGCCACTTATAGCGCCGCATCCACCACAAGCCCGCTGGATTCCTTTACTGGCGTCCTCAATGAAAACGGTAGCCCGATTGCGGTAATTACTGAGATCCAGCTTACCCTTGAAAATGGTCTCGATCCGCGCTTTGTGGTGGGCTCAAAAGAGAGTATTCGGCCCTCTATTGCTCGCTCTAACGTGTCCGGACAAATCACAGCTTACTTTGAAAATTCTGCCCTGATCGATAAGTTCATCAACGAAACGGAATCGGATATTGATTTCACGATGCCGGATGGCGCAGGCAATGCATACAAGATCATTCTGCCGCGCATTAAGTACAACGGTGGACAGCCGGACGTGAGCGGAGAAGGCCCTATTACGCTAGCCATGCCCTTCCAGGCGCTCCTGGATGCGACTACTGGCACGAACATTATCGTTGAAAGGACGCCTGTATAATGACCGGAATGAAGGATTTCTATACGCGGGAAGCGGCCAACGAGGGAATTAGTGTCCCTCTTTATCTGCCAGACGGGAAGAAAACCAAGCATTTCCTTATGATTCATGGCGTTGACTCTGACGCGTTCCGAGAAGCAAATGCCGAAATCAGCAGGAACGCTCTACGAATAGCGGCGATCGAGAACGACAAAGAGAAAAAGAGCGCACTGAAAGACGAAAAGCATAAGCTGCTCGCGTCGTTAATATTTGCCTGGTCATTCGACGAAGAATGTACCCCAGAAAACGTAAAGAATTTCTTGATTAATGCGCCACAGGTTGCCGATATGGTTGACCAAATGGCGACCCGTCGCAGCCTGTTCCTAAAAAAAAGATCGACCAACTCAAGGAGCACGCGCATGCAGAGTTCCAGCTCAACCAAACCCCGAAAGGATCGAAAGTAAGCAAGAAAAAGCATCTTCTTCAGGTCTGGAAAACAACCAAGAAAAAGCCAAAGGAACTTGATGTTCCGGAATGCCCAAAAGAGCTTTTCTATCTCTGGGAGTGGTTTTTAGACCTTCGATCATCGTGCCAAGACGGGCTCACTTTTACAGAAATATATCATTTCTCAACGTTAACTCGGACAAACCTTCGCGCCTGGGAAGTTGATGTCATGCGTTCGTTAGAGAGAATTTACTGGAATGCAATAAACCATGAATGAGTATGCCAATCTTCAGATCGCCATTCATAGCGATGGTGCTGTTTTAGCGGAAAATCGTCTGGAACAACTGGAAAAGCAGGGTGTGCGCACCGAAAGAGCGACGGATGGGCTCACAAAGCGAACAAAGGAAATGTCGAAGCATTTGGCGACTCAGGGGCAGGTGGCGCAAAAAACCACCGGCAACCTTGGCAATATGCGTTATATGGCGACCGGCTTGGGATATCAGATCCAAGATATTGCCGTGCAGCTGCAGTCCGGTACAAATGCCATGTTGGTATTTGGTCAGCAGGGCTCGCAAATTGCCTCTTTGTTTGGCCCTGGTGGTGCCGTAGCGGGCGCCTTGATTGCCATTGGTGCGGCGGTTGGTGCCTCGCTATTGCCATCCTTGTTTAACGCGAAGAGCGCCACAGAAGAGCTGGACAAGATATTTGAAAAGCTCTCTGAAACCATGAAAAAAACCGAAGAGGGGACGTTCGAGCTCACCGAAGAGTTTAAAGCGTTAGCAAGGGAAAGCAAGGAAGCGGCGAGAATACAAATTAGGGTTTCCCAGCTGGACGCCATAGACGCAGCAAAAATCGCTGTCGGCGAGCTTAGAGAGGAGCTAGGCAGCCTGAGCGGTTTCAGCAACGACTTTAATATTGCATCGGATGATTTGGGGCAATTGATCCGTCTGCTCAATAAGCCGATTAATAATAGCGCTGCGCTCGTAGAGGCAAAGGATCTGATTACCAATGTGACTCTTGCCAATAAAGAGGCCTCGCCGGAGCTGGTCAGATTCGCACAGTCTGTGAACAACGCCTGGCTGCAACTAAAGCAAGCCGAGGATAGCGCAAAGTGGCTGGAAGGCCTGCCAGATGATTTGGAGGGTGTCGGCAGCGCTACCGATCGATATCGTAAGCAGTTGGAATCGATGGTTGAAGCCCTTGAAATGGAAGCCGCCACATTGGGTTATACCGATAAAGAGCGCGCCCTCTATGTTGCAACGCTCAAAGGCGCAACGAAAGAGCAGCTGCTAGCAATTAGTGCCTCGTATGAGCTAATCGATGCTCACAAAAAAGAAGAGCAAGCTGTTAAAGACCTAGCGACCGCCAACAAAAAGAAAGTTTCCGATGCAAAACGCCTGTCGGCTGAAAACGACCGAGAGATTAGCAATATTGTCAGACTTGATGAAGCCAGACAGCGAGCAACGGAGCGGCTAGAGGAGCAGCTTCGGACTGAAGAAGAAAAAATATTGGCTAGTTATGAGCATCGCCGAGAACAAATATTAAAGCTCGAGAAAGACCCAGTTAAACAACAGGTCTTGTTAGAACGTAATGACGATAAGTTTGCCACGGACGTCCTAGGCCGCTTCGACAAAGGCCCAGATACCTTCGCTGAAAAAGAGGCGGCGATTATTGAGGAGTTTGAGCGTACTCGGCAGCTGATTCTGTCTAATCAATCCATCACCGAAGAAATGCGCACCCAGTTGGAGCTTGATGCCGCAAACGCGAGAAATGAACAGCTTGCAGCCCTCGAAGCCCAAAAAAATCAAATGATGCTAAGCAATGCCTCCGCACTGTTTGATGGCTTGGCCGGGTTGGCCGAGGCGTTCGGAGGAGAGCAGTCAGACGCTTACAGGGTGTTGTTTGCGGTGTCGAAAGCGTTTTCAGTCGCGCAAGCAATTATGAGCATTCAGACCGGACTTGCAAAGGCGCAAGAGCTAGGATTTCCGGCGAATATTCCTGCCATGGCGCAGATTGCTGCGACCGGCGCCAGTATCTTATCTACCATACAGTCCGCCACCTTTGCCGGTGCCGCACACGGCGGCCTGGATAACGTGCCGTCAGAAAGCACGTTCTTACTGCAAAAAGGAGAGCGCGTCCTTTCGCCGAATCAAAACCGAGATCTAACCTCCTTCCTCTCTCGTCAGTCTGGGCCAAGCAATTCAGGCCAGCCTCAAGCGCAGAGACAGGAATCAGCCCGGCAAACCCCTCAAGCCCAGAACGAACCAAATCAACCGATCATAGTTTTTGATCCGAATATGGCCCTGGATGCGCTAGCAACGCCAAAGGGTGGGCGGGTGTTGCTGCAAGAAATCAAATCCAATCGCGAACAATTTAGACGAATCCTTGGAGTGGCGTAGATGGCTTACGAAACTGGCACAGCAACAGATCATCAAGATTTGCTGGATAAATTACGCTTATTTTTATCGACCAACACC